CGTAACCCAAAGCAAGTTTGGCGAGAGCAAGCGTGCTGCCTGTGGTGGCCAACCCCGAAAACACCCCATAACCCGACCCGCTGACCGACGCCAGCAACGTCCCACTACCCGGCGTAGCATTATACCCGCGCACCTCCAGGATGTTCCCGCTTTGCCCCTGCCCCGCCACGAACAGCGCCTTCGTGGTTCCCGTCGTGGCCGTCGGGTCAAACACCAGCAGGTTCCCGTTCGTGCCCTTGTTCGCAGCATGGAGGCCGTAGCCGAGGTCGCTGGTGGTGCCGATGAGGAGGTTGCCGGTGGTGGGGGCGAAACGGGCAATATCTGATCCACCAACCCGAAAAAACAAGGCTCCACCTGCATGGCTGTCGATAATTCCACCTCCCCCATTGCCAAGGCCTAGATAGCCATACGTTTGACCCGATGCGACAACATGCAGGGAATAGCCAGGAGCGGACGTCCCCACCCCCAGCCGATTGTTCGCCGCATCCCAAAAGAACTGTGTAGGGTCTTGATTCAGCGTCTTTGCCGCCGAGACGTAGGGGATAGCGCCGACAGTTGTCAGGTTGGACGCGCCGCCTACTTCGCCGCCAGGAACATCCCCGGTCAGATCACCTTGGATAGTAATGTTTCCCATGCGCTACCTCCCTTACTCCATGTTCCCAGACTGACAGACAAAGAACGTACTTGCCGCAGCGCCGATAGTCTGGTTCAACCTGACTGCCGTTACAGGAGAGACAAGCATGACGACCGTGTTCCCGGTCTGAGTGGTGGCATCAGGGTGGTCAATCCAAGTGCCGGATCCAGCACTGTACCCTGAAGCAAAGACATCGTCCAGTGTGAACTGAATCGTGTAGGTACACCCGGCACCACCATAAACACCGAGCGTCACATTGAACGGAGAGTCCGTCAATGTACTCAAAGGAACTGGGGCGCTAGTAGCAACCCCAGTCACAGCAATGCGAACGGGCTTACCCATAGCGCCCCTCCTTCTCTATACTAGAACGTCACGCTTCCCATGCTGTAGATCGTCACAGCGGCGGTAGTGACATCCGTGAAGTTCACGAGGAAGTCCTTCTGCGCGTTCTGGGCAATCGTCATCGTTCCGCTCAGGGTCAGTCCCGTGTTCGTCGTCATCGTGATCGTCTCGGCAGCGTCAGCCGTGTTGCGGATCGTGACGATAAACGAGGTGCCAACGACAGCGCCAGGAACAGCGGCAAGGAGATCGGCGGCAGTCGGGAAGACATCGCTACGGCCAGCGCCGTTCGGATCGCGGAGGATGAACCCGGTCTTGAGTTGCGCCGGGGTGTAGGTCACAACGCCAGCCGTGGTCACCGCGGCCGGGTTCGCCTCAAAGAACGGGACACTGGAGGTGTTCAGTACAACACCAGTACCCTGGGCGCTGAGGGTCAAAGAAACATTCGCGGAAGCATCGCTGCTGTAGCCCTGGAAACCGTTCTGGCTCCGTACGGGACCGCTAAAGGAAGTGTTAGCCATTGAGATTCTCCTTCTGGGGGAATCCTCGTTCCGTCTCCCAGAACGTCTGCTGTGCAGTCTGAACGAGGGTGTAGTTGATTGTATCCTCGCACCTGCCGAGATGATGATCGACGAAGTGCTTGGGTCTGGATATATTGTCCGAGTGTTTCAGGAGCCTGAGGTTCCAAGGAACATGGAGACCACAGACAGTTCTCCCGTCAAGCTGAACAATATGATCTACATCGAATTGTATACCAGTTTCAAGTTCCAGAAGTTCGGCTTGTGCATGGAGGGATTTGATGTCCTCGCGCATTTGAGGGGTAATCCAGGGAGGAGTGGCATTGCGGAGACGAGCGCGGCGGAAGGAGCCAGAAGCTCGGAACACATGAGGGTTCTTCTTTTGGTATTCTCTGGCCCTTTGGTTGATGCGCTCCTTGTTTGCTAAAGCATACCTCTTCATAGAGGCATCCCTTTTGTCCTTATTTTTGTAGTAGTCCTTTCTCTTTCTGGCCAAGACCATGGGCTTCTGCTCTGGCTTCTGCCTGTTGATCTTGTTGTTTTCAACTTGGCACACATAGCAACCACCAGAGTCGGCGTACCGCTTATTGATATGGCCTCTTTGGCAACTAATTCCATTGAAGTAAAACTTTGAACCAGATTCTTTAGCTTTCGCTCTGGTGAACGGGAGATCGAACCCCATAGAGAGCATGATCTCTTTGACGGAATTCAGCCTGTCGGCCTCGACAAGATCTTTGATCCGCTTCTTTTCTGCGGCCTCAAGCCTTCGGATAGCATTCTTTTTCTCTCGCAAGACCACCTTCTGATCTTCGGTAAGAGCTTCCCTTTGAGCGGTTGAAAAAAGAAAACCACACTCCACACAACCAAAAGAGGACACAAAGCGTTGAGCAATGTGTCCTCTTGGGCAGGGCTTGCCTGTGAAGTAGTGGGTTAGTCCTTGTTCTATAGCCTGGCTTCTGGTGATGACATCCATGACATCATATTGCACCAAATTTCCAAGAATGTCAAACCAGGACTAACTCATTTGTTTTGATGGTTTAGGAAGCGCCAGGGCTACCATACACCCCAAGGGGGTCAGAATAACCTACTGAATAGCGCTCGCGTCCCTTGTACCGCATATTGCCCGTCTCGAAGTCGCCTTCCGCCGAGGTCTTCAGCGCAACACGCTCGAACATCTTCAGGCCGTTCGGCACGTCCGTCTTCAGGAACCACGCATTCGTGTCCGTCAGCCAGTGGTTGACCGTGTAGCCTTCCGGCACCGACGACAGGTTGTAGATCGCGTTGATGTCGTTGTCAGCGGTGCTGGTCCGCAGAACCGACTTCAACAGGCGCTCCGCAACGAACATCAGAGCGGGCGGGACGATCAGCTTGCGGGGCTTCGCAGCGATCAGCAGGCCACGTTCGTCCGTCCATCCGGCGATCTGGATGATCGCAGCCTCAAGCGAGGTTTCGTTGAGGTCAGCGCCGCTTGCCGTCACCGCCGGTGTACGAAGCCGAGAACGCATTGTTCAACACGTTCGCGCCCTTCACCTGCTTGGTGTTGGCAAACGCACGCGCCAGAGCCTTGGTGTACCGCTGGGCAACGGAGACATACAGGTTGTCTTCCATCGCTTCTTCGGTGATCGCAAAGCCGAGAGCAATCGTCTCGTGCGTGTACCGGGAGGTATACGCTTCCTGCGCGTTGTCGTAGGCAATCGCGCCACCTTCGGATTTAACCGGGGCAGTGCCAAAGCCAGACAGCTTCACTTCTTCTTCAAAGGCGCGTTCCGAGCTAGAGATCTCGAAGATCTCCTTATGCTCTTCGCCGTACCGAGCGTACTCCAGACCGAACAAGGCGTTCAGGCCAGGGACAAGCTCTTTCAACATCTGTGAACGAGTAATCGCCATGATTGATTCTCCTTTCCTTGTTCAGTTCTTACGCGCCCGTCGCGTTCTGGTAAGCGTGGACGCCCTGGTTCCAGATAACGAGACAGTCAGTGTAGGCATCGCCAGCCGTCGAGTACGGCGAGTCCACGAAGCCGATGATCTTCACAGCCAGCGTGTTCGTCGTGGCAATCGAGGCGGCAAGCAGAGAAGCCGTCGAGTTGCCGCTGACAGTGGAGCCAGAAGTGACAGCGGTGAGCGGAGCATTCTTGCCAAGGTCCGTGGTGGCGACGGTGCCGTTCGCCTGCACCTTGAAGACAACCCGAGGATCGTCAACAACGTACACATAGATCTTGGTCAGACCAGCCGTGGTCGCGGTGGCCGGGAGATACTGCGCCCAAGTGGGACGACCCGTAGCATCGACATACTCGCAGCCGACAAAGATGCCGACAGGGGTATTCGTGTTCCGGGTGGTCGTGGGGGTAGCGCCACACACAGTGATGACGCCGGAGTTCAAGCTAACGGGCGATCCAAAGTAGATGGCGTTCGTGTTGTCCGCCCCGATGGGGAACTTCCGAGCAGCGGCACGAAGAGCGCCGCCAGCCAACTCGTAGGGGATCAGGCCGTAGGGAGTAGCGGTGGAAGCCATGTCTATCCTCTAATTTCCTGTTCCGAAGGTGACCTTCGTGCTGCTGTCCTTGAACAGCGGCATACGAGAGTCATTCTCCTTCATGAGATTATTGTTTACCGCATCGGCCTGCCTGCGGGTCAAATCCTCGTAATAACGAGTTCTTTGTTCCGCCATGGACCGAGCAGTTTTACAGAGAATCAGGCCACCGATCTCAATGGTGCCATTCTTCGATTCGTTCATGATGATCTCTGCCATGATCTCAGGATGATCTTCTGCTCTGGCAACAGTCCAGCCTTCACGGAGGCGCATGGACACGTTCGAGGGGTCAGACTCACCACGAATCGATTTACGAACCCAGCGGAACACCCAGTCAGCACTGGGGGCAGGGTCAGGCAACAACGAGGGCGGTTTCCAGGTTTCGGTGCGCGACTG